CCACAGCAAAATACCCTTAAAACTGTATAAATATACAAAAAAAGCGGAGTGGTATCCATGATCACAATCGATTTGAGGAATCTACCGAAGGTAACAAACAAAAAATACTACCCACTTTACAAAGACAAATCCAGGTATCTCATTCTTTACGGCGGAGCCGGTTCCGGAAAATCAGTATTCGCAGCTCAAAAACTAGTATTCCGCATGCTCACAGAAAAACCGCACAAATTTCTTGTAGTCAGAAAAGTAGCCCGAACAATCAGAGGTTCAGCTTTCGCTGAAATCAGAAACATCATCTCAAATTGGGGAATGTCAAAACTTTTCAACATCAACAAATCTGATATGGTAATCACATGTAAAAACGGGAACATGATCGTATTCGCTGGCCTAGATGATGTTGAAAAACTCAAATCAATATCAGGTGTAACAGGTATATGGGTTGAAGAAGCATCGGAGATCACACAAGAAGATTTTCAGCAGCTGGACCTTAGATTGAGGGGAAAAACTCAAAACTACAAGCAGATTATATTCAGTTTTAACCCCGTGTCAATCACGCACTGGCTCAAAGAAGTATTTTTCGATGACCCAAAACCACGGACAAAAATAATCCACAGCACATACAAAGACAACCGTTTCATTGATGATGAATACAAAAAAGTCTTGGAGGAAATGAAAGAAACAGACCCGTATTATTACACGGTTTATACCCTTGGTGAATGGGGAGTTGTCGGGAAGACCATTTTTGATGCTGAAAAGGTCACAAACAGGATAGTCCAGCTTAAAAACCAAAGTCCTGCAAAACAGGGCTTTTTTATTTACGATTACACGAACGAAAAAATAAGGGATAATACCATAACATTCAAAGACGATAAAAACGGCTATATAACCATATATGAGCCTCCAGACAAGGCAAAACCGTATGTGATAGGAGGAGATACAGCGGGAGAAGGTTCAGACTATTTTGCAGCACACGTGATTGACAATGTAACAGGCAAGCAAGTTGCCACACTACACCACCAGTTCGACGAGGATTTATTTACAAGGCAAGTTTATTGCTTAGGAAAATACTACAACAATGCTTTAATCGGCCTTGAAACAAATTTTTCTACCTTCCCCGTGAAAGAGCTTGAAAGACTCGGATACAAAAAGCAGTATATTCGTGAACAACCCGACACTTATACGGGGAGGTTGAAAAAATCGTATGGGTTCAAAACAACAAAAGTAACAAGGCCGGTTATAATCGCAAACCTGGTGAAGATAGTCAGAGAAAGCACCGAACTAATCAACGACATACCAACCCTTGAAGAAATGCTTACCTTTGTAAGGAACGAACAGGGTAAACCTGAGGCACAAGAAGGTCAGCACGACGACCTTGTTATGAGCCTTGCTATTGCTTACCACATACGGGAACAGCAGGATATGAAGGTTGCACCAAGGCAGATAGAAATACCTGACCATCTCCCCGAAGATGTGAAACAGGACCTGTTGAACGATCCGGAAGCCCTGGAACTATGGCAGCGACAGCAACGTGGAGAAATCATATAGGCTGGTGGTTTTATGCTCAAAAAAATCAAAAGTTTGTTTTCAAAAGTGGGTGAGTATATGGAAGAAAGGTCAGAAAACAAGAAAGAACAAGAAAAACTCCGAAAATGGAAAAAGAAACTAGAAAACGCCCTAAGCGACCATCAAAGTTTCAGACAAAAAGTAGACGAATGGGACGCACTCTATCATGGGACACATGACGTAGACGGTTCAACAAAAGTATACATGAGTGACAGATACAACAAATCAACCAAAAAAGCAAGACAGGTTGTGAATATTGTTCTACAACTCATAGAATCACAGATTAACCTTGATATACCATACCCAAATATCTTACCAACTGAACCAAACGATGAAAAAGCAGCAAAGGTAATACAGGGTATGGTGAAACACAAAATTGACAACTCAAACATAGAAGAAATCAACGACGAGAACGAGCGTATAGTCAAGAAAACTTCAATTTGCTGGTATAAAGTCAACTGGGACCCGAACATCAAAAAACACGCCTTTACAGGGGATATTGTAATAACCAACCCACATCCAAAGAATGTTATCCCACAACCCGGAGTATACAGGGTTGAGGATATGGATTATATATTCCATATCGAAAACAGGACAATCGAGTATGTAGAAAGGGTATACGGTGAAGAAGTAGCAGAGAAACTCCGAGATGAGAACGCAGAGTATGAATACCTAGAATACTCAGGGGAAGAAGAAAACCAAGAATACAACACAGATGTTGAAACCAACCGAGTCAGTATAGTCGAATGCTGGTATAAGGACAAAGACAACGATGTTTGCCTGCTTGCCTGGGCAAACGATGTGATTATACGTGATATACCAAAATTCTTCTACAAACGGGACGAAGAAGGCAACATAATCACAGAAGAAGAAATCACCATTGTAAACGACGAAACAGGCGAATCCGAAACCGTTACAGTGCCTTACAGAGCACCGAAACGGTTTCCTTTTGTTCTGCAGAAAAACATCCCACGAGATAAAAGCATATACGGAAAATCAGACCCCGAGATAATCAAAGACCAACAGGAAGCAATCAAGAAAATGCTTTCCATACAGGAAGAAAAGCTGGTTAAAGGCACAACCAAGATATTTACCAATGACGAAAAGATATATCAAACACTCACGAATGCTGTTAGCCAGATTATCTTGACTGACAAACCGCCTGAAAGTGCTGTGAAAGCAATAGACATGAAAACATCAGACAACGACTACATCAAATACTTTGAGATACTTCTGCAGTCAGCAAAAGATGTTCTAGGTATACAAGACGCATGGGTTGGAAAGGCACCATCTGATATACGAAGCGGTAAGGCACTCCAGCAACTAGCACAAAACGCAGCCAGCAGGATAAACACAAAAGTAAATTGCAAACGCAGGGCATACAAGCAACTCTATCAAATCATGGTAGACTTCATGCTTGCCTTCTATGAAGAAGATAGACCATACCGTATACTTGGCGATGATAACCGTCACGAATACGGTATGTTCAGGCGTGGAGATATAGTAAGGCGGGATACAGCAGGACAGTTCTTCTACCCTGAATTTGATGTGAAAATCGATACTTCTGACAAAATGCCTCATGACAAGATGTTCCTGCTAGAGCAAACCATACGGATGTATGACAGAGGTGCTATAGATAAACTGATGCTTTGGACAATCCTTGAAGATGTAGGCTTCCCAAAAGCAGGGACAATCAAGGAAATGCTTATGGAAGCACAACAACAACCAGAACAACAGGCACCACAGCAGGACCCAAAACAAATACTTCAACAACTAGTTAGCCAGTTTCCAGAAGAAATGCAACCCAAGGTAATAGAGCTAATACACAATATGGACGAACAAACCATTGCAGAACTTGTTCAGGCACCACCCGACCAACAGGTAGCAATTATACAGCAGGCGTTAGGGGGTATGTAGATGATTGTTAGAGGTTATGTTGAAGTCATATGTGGTTGTGGGTATACAGGCCAGTTTAGAAAATGGTCAAATTTACAGTGCCCTAAGTGCGGAAACACGTCAGGGCTTAAAATCAAGAGCCTTGATGGAAAACCTCTAAAACATCAAAGTGAAATACACCCAAAAGTATTCAAAGGCGGTGTAATAAAGTGAGCTCACCAAAACCCGAAAGGGTTTTTATTTCTTATGAGGAGGTGAGAAAAGAATGGCTAAGAACAAAAAGCAGATGCCTGTTAAGGGTGTGTTCACATTTGGCAACCCTACAGGCCAACCCAAAACTACCAGCGTAATCAAGTATGGTAGCGATTTAAGAGATGGTGGCGGAAAGAAGAAGAAGAAGAAGTAAAACGGACTCACCGGCCTAACCGGTGAATTTTCCCTGGCGAGGGTAAACGCAAAGGAGGAATCGTGATGTTATTTGATATTCAACTATTTGCTGAAGAAGAAGGCGTAACCGGGGACTTCGCCACCCCCACAGCAGATAGTGAACCTATAGACGGAGGCGTAACCGACCCTGTAGAGGGTGAAGAACCAGAGGGAGCTCCAGAAGGAGAACCTGAAGGTGATGCTGGAGTCGCCGACCAGCAGGATGACGGAGAAAGGACTTCAAAGCAACCCCCAGAGGTTGACGCAGCTTTTGCAAAACTCAGAAGAGAAAAAGAGCAATACGAAAAGAAACTCAAAGAGCTTGAAACATGGGTAAAAGAAAAGTTTGGCCCGTACGGTATAGATTCAGTGGAAGCATACATAGAAGCAGCAGAAAAAGAACTTCAAAGACAGCAGGATTTATACAGACAACAACAGGAACAACGATTAAAGGAAATGGGTTACGACCCTCAGGCAATCAAAGAAATACTGAGAAATGACCCTGAATTTCAACAAATCAAACAGGAAAACGAAAAAGTTAAGCAGGAGCTGCAGGCTCAAAAAGCTCAACAACAAGTATTGATGGAATTCAATGAACTCAAAACCAAGTATCCTCAATTTGTGAAGGAACCAAAGGATATAGACGAAAAAACCCGTCAAAGATGGGAAAGAGGCGGAGTTAGTTTGGTGGAGGCGTTTGAATTGGCTAACAAGGAAAAGATACTTGAAGCAGCAGCACAGAAAGCAAGAAACCAACAAACCAATAGAAAACATCTTAAAACCGAAGGAGACGGTCAAAGCGAAGGCACAGACGTAAATATTCCACCAGAAACCTTACAGATGTATATGGATATGGGATTCAGCAAGAAAGCTGCTATCAAACACTATCAAAAACTTTATAAGTAAGGAGTGAAACAGAAATGTTTAAACTTGAAAGCACCTATGACGGTGCCGGAACAGTTGTAAAACAGGCATACATGACCGACAGTGAAGCCGGAAGTAAAGGTGAAGCTGTCGTTTTTTCAAGTGGTAGACTTACAAAAGTTGCTGCAACTGGTGTTCCCCAGGGTATTCTTATCAAGGATACCGAAGCCGGGACCGATGTAGAAACAGAATATATACCTGTTAGGAGAGACCAGGTATATCTTGCAGACTATGCAGGAGCAGACCCAACAGTTGGTGTAAAAACCTACGCTTTTGATTCAACAGGGTTAAAAGTAGATGGTGATACAGCAACAGATGGTTGTATTGAGATTGTTTCAGTAGATACCGTAAACAAAAAATGCAGGGTTAAATTCAACCTGTAAAATTTTTTCTATAAAGGAGTGAGTTTGGCATGATAGTAACCGCAACGGTTGGTAAGATAGATGCTGCGATAGGCCGGTTTGAAGCTCCCATATTGGCCTATATGGAGAAAGAAGAAGCCGATTTTGCGAAAGATTCGCTGAAGAAAACCTTATACAACGTAAAATCTTCAAAACATTATGCAGAAAGTATTGCAGGGCTTACTGGTGTAGGTGACTTTGTGGCAACAGATGGTCCAGTGCCTTATGATGAATTTGAAGAAGGTTACAGCAAAACTTTTATCCACCATGTGTTTAAGAAAGGTATTGAAATCAAAAGGGAGCTCATTGATGACAGCAGGATAATAGATATGGAAAACCATGCTGGTAAGCTGATGGATGCTGCTAACAGAACAATGGAGAAATTTGTTCACGCACCATTCAATAATGCAGCCAGCACCAGCTTTACGTTAGCAGGGAAAACTTTTGCTAACACAGGAGCTGACGGAAAACCCTTAGCTGCAGCCGACCATCCATCAAAAACAGGTAAGGCCCCTGACCAGTCGAACAAGACAACTTACGAACTAAACCTTCAAAACTTAAAACTTGCAGAAGAAATGATGAAGGATTTCGTAACTGATATAGGAGAAAAATCAAACGTTAAACCCGATACACTACTTGTTCCTTTTGAGTTAAGAAACGAAGCATGGGAACTTGTTCAGTCAGTAGGAAAACCTGATACTGCAGATAATAACGTAAACCCATACCATAACAAATACAGAGTTATTGTATCTGACTGGCTTACTGATGACGATGCATGGTTCCTTATAGATTCAAGGTATATGAAGAAGTGTCTATACTGGATTGACAGGGTTAAACTAGAAATTTCTAGCAAAAAAGACTTTAATACAGATAACTGGATGATTAAAGGTTACATGAGATATTCTCTTGGTTGGACAGACTGGAGATGGGTTGTTTGTAACATACCGGCATAGGTAATCTATGCCGTTTTTTTCTTTATTTTTAGGAGGTGAGATTTTATGCTCAAAGGGTCAGGCTTTAAAGACAACATAAGGGTTGAAGAAGGTAACAACCAAAGAAGTGTAGTTTTGAGGATTAAAGAAGCCAATATATCCTATAGTGACAGTGGAGTATCCCTTATGACTATACCTGATGGTGCTAAGATAGCATTTATTGAAATAGATGTTACAACAGGTTTTGATGGAACAGACCCCACTTACGATATAGGGTTTGCGGCCAATCCTGACGCACTTGTTGACGGGGTAAGCCTACCTTCAACAGCAGGAAGGGTCACCGCCGAACCACCTGCTGCTACAGTTAGCGAGTGGAACGGTGTTACTGATGGAGAGCTTATCGGAACATTCGTAGGCGGTGGGTCTAACACAGCAGGAGCAGGGGTTGTAAAGATAGGATATTATACAGATGCAGAATAAAGGGAGGAATAACCTCCCTTTTCTTTTGAGGTGGTTATATGTTTGATATAAAAGAAGAACAATGTAACACCAAGACCCACAGGCTTTTGTTCAATATATGGCAGGAATTACGCAAACTCAACGGATACGACCCATACAAGGAAATGAAACGACCTGAACTAATGAAAGAAGTCAAGAAACTCAAGGATAAACCCAAAGGCTGGACCAAATTCAGTAATGAGCAGTTAATTGAATTGTTAAGGGGTGAAAAAGATGCTTAATTATCAAAGACCATATGTAGTTGAAAGCATTGAAGGTGATTTTGCTGTTAACGATACAGCTGTAAACAAAACTATAAACGGTGCAGGTGTGCTTATACAAAACACTGGTAGCGAACCTTTGTATTTTAATGTTGATGATACAACCGCAACCGCAGCCAATGGTTTCAAAGTTCCTGCTAACACTATATTTCCTATTCTCATAACATGCAGGACATTATCGCTTATTTCAACATCTACTGGGACAACTGTTCAACTGTTAAAGGTTAAGAGCATTTAACCCCATTGAAAGGGGGATTTACAAGTGAATCTAGGCCAGATAAAAGATTTAGCATTAAAACTAACAGATGACTATTCACAAAACGGTGTGGTAACTCCAGAAGGTGAAAATGCTGATTTAATAAACAAGATGGCAGACTTTGCTAATGACGCCTTATCACAGCTTGCAAAGTATGACCGTATACCTGCAGAACATCATATATCACACTATCCACCAACAAACCTTCTAGGCACATATGAACCTTTTGAAGTTACCAAGTTTACCGATGCAGACATAAAGTTTAGTGCAACAGGTGCAAGGAGTTATTATTTTCAGGTAGATAGTGACTGCACGGTATATATTGAAGAAGAAACATCAGAAGATACATGGGAAACACTAGACACCTTAAATATAGCAGGCATAAGCAAGTTTACAGCCTATAAAGGACTCATAACACCGTCTAGCACAGACAATAAAGTTAGGTTAAGGTTTACAGGCACATACCCGTTTAATATAAGGTATGTGGCTTTATATGAGACCACTTACGCAAGTGCTGATGATGTTCCTAGTTATGAACCGTATGTAAGCCATGATCTTCCCAGCGATTTGTGGAAAGTAAACAAAGTAGTCCTTCAAACAGACCTACAACCTTTTGAAAACTTCAACGACTACAAGATTAAAAACAAAAAGTTTATCTTTAATAGGTTTTACGAAGGTAATATTGTAATCCACTACTGGAAAAGACCCACTAAACTCTCAGAAGATACGGACGAACCAGAGATTAGCCCTGAAAACCATTACTTGATAGCTCAGTATGTTGCTGCAATGGTGCTGATAAGCCAGAGAGAATTCAACGCCGGGGGACTATTGTTAAACAAGTTTGAAGCAGGTAAAGAAGAAATTATTGGTATAGCAGACGAGGACTTTAAAACTATAGATGACGTTATGGGGTGGTAAACATGGCTAGGTTTGCAATACCACCGGAACCACAAAAAGGCAGACTGGAAATTAAAGAGTTTTCAGGAGGGCTAAATCTTAGGGATGAACCTTCCAAACTCAAAGAAAACGAATCTCCCGACCTTTTAAACGTTAATCTTGATGACAGGGGAGCATTGCAGAAACGATACGGGTATGATACTATCCATGACCTAACTTCCGGGAAGATAAATTCAATATATGAATATTACAAAATCGGTGATGCAACACCGGTTTTTTTAGTCAATCACGAAACTAGCGTGTATAAAGAAGAATCAGGTAGTCTTACAAGTATAGGAACCGTCACTAATGCAAAAGCAAGATGGTTTACATTCAATGATATAGCTTACATGATGAACGGGACCGATTTTAAGCAGTATGATGGGACCACATTCAAGGACATAGAACCGTATATACCAGAAATAACACTAGGCAGAACACCTGACGGAACACAGTTTGAAACAAACGAGGAAATAAACCTTTTAACCGACGGTTTTACTGATGTGTTTAGTGCTGATGGCACATCAACAACATATGTTTTAAGTTATGAGAACCTAACAGCAAGAGAAGTTGTTGCCGAAGTAGACGGGACTACACTAACAGAAGACACACACTTTACCGTGAACAGAACAACAGGAGAAGTA